AGCTATTGAGGATCGTTTATCTATGAACGATATAACCAATAGCTCTAATCAAGTGCGTTTTGCTGTAGACGATACGTTTTTACGTAGCGATGCTAAGGATCGTTTAGAGATTATCGAAAAGATGCTAAATCTAGATCTAATCGATGTAAACCAAGCTCGACAGATGGAACAACTCACACCGCTAGGAGATGCAAGTGCTACTAACGTTTAGCCAAGAGATACAAGCAGCCGATACAGAGCGCCGGGTAATCTCCGGACTTATTGCACCATATGGCGAGGTCGGCTTTACAAGCGCTGGCCCTGTTATGTTCGAGCGCGGTGCTATCGCTATCCCGGATGCCTCAAAAATAAAATTACTATCACAGCATCAACAGGATAAGCCGGTCGGTCGCGCTATTAATTTCAGCGAGGACACAGCGGGCGTTTATGGATCTTTCCGTTTATCGAGTAGCACTCGAGGACAAGATGCGCTCGTACTCGCTCAGGAAAATCTCGTGTCCGGCTTATCCGTAGGGGTCGATGTAACGGCCTCTAAGCCGATGGGTGATTACCTGCTCGTCACGGCTGCCGTCCTTAAGGAAGTGTCACTCGTCGAGAGCCCGGCATTTACTAGCGCATCCGTCGATGAAATTATGGCGGCGCGAGCTGCTATTGAAGCCGCGACAAGTACAAAGGAAAAAACTACTACTATTTCTACGACTATCGTAGAGACCGAAACAGAAACCGAAAGCGAGGAAGCTGTGACTACAGCCCCAGAAAATACACCGGAGGAGACTCCGGTAGATACACCGGTCGAGGCTGAAAAAGTCGAAGCCGCTCGTAAGATCATTCGTCCCTCAGTATTGGATTCTCAGCGAGTCCGTACACCAATTACTTCTATGGCAACATACACAGAGCACAAGATCAAAGCTGCACTTGGCGATGACACTTCAAAGCTTTATGTAACTGCCGCAGATGATTCTTTTACAACAAATCCGGCTTTTAATCCGACCCAGTACCTCACAGAGTTTGTATCTAATACAAACTTTGGACGTCCGACAATCGATGCCCTAAGCCGTGGAGTCCTTCCAAATTCTGGTATGACGATTTCGATCCCGTCATTGGTTACGTCGGCTGGCGGTCAGTCAGGTGTTGCACCAGTTGTAACTGTTGAGGCAGAAGCAGGCGCAGTACAAAATACCGGGATGGTAACTGAGTACCTAAGTGGAACTGTATCCAAGTACTCTGGAATGAATACCCTGAGCGTTGAGCTTCTGGAAAGATCAGATCCGAACTTCTATTCAGAACTTACTAACCAACTTCAGCGAGCTTACTTGCTAGCAACAGACGCTGCGGTTATCACAGCGATTAACGCTGGCACAGACCAGGCAGATGCTCAAGATGCAGACTCAGATGGAATCATCGGCTTTGTATCTAAGGAAGCAGCTAATATCTACAAGAACTCAAGCTACTTTGCTAAGAACTTCGTAGCTGGTCCAGGAATGTGGAGCCTATTGATGGGCGCTACCGATACCACCGGACGACCAATTTACAACGCCGTATCACAGACATACAACGCGGCAGGTCAGGCAAATCCTACGAGCATCAAGGGCAACGTCCTCGGTCTCGATCTGTACGTCGATCATCAGCTACCTTCAACAGTGGTTGATAACTCTGCGTACATTATTGCGCCAGAAGCTATGACAGTTTACGAGTCACCACAGGCTTATATGAGCGTGAACGTGGTAAGTAATCTCCAGGTCCAGATCGCGATCTATGGATTTATGGCCACGATTATCAAGATGCCGAACGGTATTTCTCGCTTTAACTTGACATAAGCAAACCCTAATAGTCGGTAGGGCTCTTAGCCCTTTGAGCCCTACCGGCCTTTTTAACTAAGGAGATCATTGTGCCGGCAACGTACGTAACCGAGGCAGAGCTAAGAGCCAACCTTGGAATCGATGCGCTTTATTCGTCAGATATCGTCGAGACGTGCTGCCAAACTGCCCAGGATCTACTAAATCAATTTTTATGGTTTGATTCCGCGCCGGTTGTAGGTACAACTTTGCAGAATAATATAGCGACAGTAATGATCGCTAACCCGGCTATATTTAGCACCGGTCAGAGCGTTACCTTGAGTGGTTGCGGCTCAACATTTAACGGGACTTACACAATCACGGGAACGATGCCTTGGAGCGCTGGTACTACTAATCTAATTCCGTCGATCGCTTGGAATAACTACACGTGGAACTGGCCGGCTGGTTATAGCTTCATCCAATTCTCCAAGACCAACGCCAATATTAACTTTAGCCGGGTCCTTCCATACGGCAAGGCCGAGGGTGTGGATACAAAGACCCAGGCTTATGCCAATACGCCGGCTGTACGTGAGGCCGCGATGATTCTGGCTGTAGACATATTCCAAGCTCGCCAGGTATCTCAGACCGGCGGCGTATCGATCGATGGATTCAGTCCTTCACCGTACCGGATGGGTAATTCAATGATCGGCAAGATCAGAGGCCTCATCGCCGGGTACCAAAATCCAAACAGTATGATCGGGTAGCTGATGACCGCACCCATTACAACCCTACGAGCTACGGTAGCCGCCGCTTTGGCTAACCCGAACGCTTGGAATACCTTTAGTTTTCCACCGCCAACAATCACGGCCAACTCTGTAATCGTGGCGCCGGCGGATAATTACATTACGCCAAGTAACAATACATACGCGACTATTGCGCCGCTTGCTAACCTCAAAATTATTATGACGGTACCGATGTTTGATAACCAGGGCAACCTTAACGGTATCGAGACCTTGGCGGTTGCTGTGTTTAATAAATTAGCCTCATCAAATATCGTTATGAATATTGGCAGTATGTCGGCTCCATCAGTACTTGAGGTGCAAAGTGGAACGTTGCTAACTGCCGATTTCAATATCTCAATACTCACGAGCTGGAGCTGACAATGGCATACACAGAGGACGATCTAAAGTTTTTGCGAAAGATCGGGCAGATCGTAGACGAGCCTGAACCGGTCAAAGTAGCAAAAGCAAAGACACCAACACCAACACCAACAACCGAAAGCGAGGAATAGGCGATGGCCGTATTCTTATCAAATGGAGTGGTCGTAACCCTTAACTCGGTAGACCTTTCCGATCACGTAACAAGCGCAACAATTAACCGAGTCTTTGAGGAGCTCGAAGTCACAGCGATGGGAGATTCCAGTCGGCGTTTTACTAAGGGACTGGAGACCTCAACCGTGACTCTGGACTTTCTGAATGACACAGCTACTTCCGAAGTTTTGCAGACTTTGCAAGGTGCCTGGGGTACTACAGTGCCTCTAACACTAAAGCAGACAAGCGCAACTATCTCGGCTACCAATCCGGAGTACCAAACTACGGTGCTGGTAAACAACACCACAGACATCAACGGAGCCGTCGGGGATATCTCAACCCAGTCGATCACTTTTACCTGCAACTCTCCAATCGTTGTAGACACAACCGTATAACCAACCAGACAAGGGGCAAACTATGTACAGACTCAAAATAACAAGGGCTACAGGCGAGGTTAGTGAGCACGACATTACGCCGCGTATTGAGTACCTGTTCGAGCTACATACAAAGAAGGGCTTTCATAAAGCCTTTCGCGAGGATGAAAAGCAGGGCGATCTCTACTACCTGGCTTGGGAATGTCTTAAGGCATCCGGCGAGACCGTAAAGATGTTCGGCGTTGAGTTCCTCGATACGTTAAAAGAGGTGAACGTTTTATACGATGAGCAACCTTTAAGCTAGGGCGCGATACCCGGACGTACCAGATAGCCCAGTTATCTATACGGCTCGGGGTCGCGCCTCAAGCGATATTGGATCTCGATAGAACTATGTACGACACATTAATACAGGTATTAAACGATCAAGCCAAGGAGGCCGAAAATGCCAGTCGCTCTAAAAGGCGTACGCGAAACGGTTAAAATGCTCCGTAAGGTTGATCCCGAAATGCTTAAAGAGATGAACGCCGAAGTCCGCGCAGCTATGATTCCGATCCGGGATAAGGCTCGCGGCTTTGCGCCTTCACCACAACCAGACAATCTTTATATGTGGGCCGAGGGCTCACGCGGTAAACAAATTACTGCACGTAATTCTATGTTTAGAACTTTTAACACCGAAGGCCGCTTGCGTATGTTCCCGTTGTACGATGCTGAACAAGCCAAGAAGGGTATCTTTTATTCACAGGCACCAAGCAAGCGCAACAAGAACGGCTGGCAAGCGTTGTATTACGTGGCGAACAAATCCGCTGCCGGGTCAATCTATGAAACCGCTGGCCGTAAGAATCCAGGCGGAGATCCTAATAGCCGCTCAAACAATCCCGGCGCTGGTGCTCATTTCATCAGTCGAATGGGTCCGCTCTACGGTGACAAACAAGCCGAGCGTGGCCGTATGATTTTTAGAGCTTGGAAAGAGGACCGCGGCAAGGCCCAGGATGCTGTCGTTATGGCCATCCTGAAAACGATCGAAAACTTTAATCAGGGCCGATACGGGAAGGCTGCATAATGGCCAATCTACCTAACCTATTAGTTACCGCCGCAGCCGAGTGGAACGGCAAGGCGCTCACCAAGGGTGAGAAGCAGATCAATGCCTTTGGTAAAACCGTCAAAGGCCTGGGCCGTACGCTAGGCGTAACCTTTAGCGCGGCTGCACTATTGAGCTATTCAAAGAAGGCTGTATCGGCATACGGTGAACAGATAGCCGAAGCCAAGCGCCTGGATACCGCTTTACGTAACCTGGGCTTCTCGTTTGCAACGGCAGAGGCCGAGGGTTATATCGATGCGGTTGAACGAGCTACAGGCATCAACCGAGATCAGCTACAGCCGTCCTTTATCGAATTGGCGCAACAGACGAGATCGACAACCGTAGCCCAGTCACTGCTAAACACGGCGCTGGATATTTCAGCCGGTACAGGTATGGATTTAGCCTCGGCAACTAAAATATTAAGCCAGGCGTATGTGGGTAATTACAAGGGCCTCAAGCAATTAAACCTTGGTTTAACCAATGCCGAATTGGCCTCAAAATCATATTTAGAAATTGAGAAGTTAATTGCAGCGCAATACGCCGGACAATCTAAAGAGGCAGCTGACTCATACCAGGGTTCCCTTAACAAGCTTAAGATCGCGGCTGAACAGGCTAGCGAACAGATCGGCCAGTCTTTAGTATCTGCGCTTGGCACTTCATCCGGTGGTATGGATAAGTTGATCGACAAGGTAGACAATGCTGCTGATTCAATCTCAGGCTTGGTTACTAATATCGCCGTACTAAGTAAAGATTTAGGCAACCTATTCTCTAACTTGCCTGGTGCAGGTGTCCTCGACAACGTTAGCCGGGCCGTACAAAATCGCTTAGGTAAATTATCTATTGGCAACCTACGCAACCAGGTGGATAAATTACTTGGCCGCCAGGGTGGATTCCCGCAAGGCGTACCGCAAGATATTAAAAACATCCAGGCCAATATTGAAAAGTCCAAGATGGACAAAGAAGCCTTAAAGCGTCAAAAAGAATTAATCGCATTACAAAAGAAAGCCCAGATAGCCGAAAAGAATAAGTTAGCTTTAAGCAAGGCAGCTGCAGTCTTTGATACAACCCGTATATCTATCGCGGCGGCATTAAAGGCAACCTATGACAAGGAGACCTTGTTACGCCTTGAAGCGCTTATGGCCATCGAGGACGAGAACGGCGAACTGGCGCTCAAAAAGATTAATGAACTGGCTACCTTCCAAAAGAACGCTGATCTGGCTAAATTGGCTGGCATCAAGCAGATTAGCGATGCCGCGCTATTGGCTATTAATACGCAGCTATTGAATGAATTAACTGCTATTGATAAGTCTAAGATGGCTGAATCTGAAAAAGAATCTGCCCGTCAAATTGCGTTCGGTAAATACAACGCTGCCATTACCGCTGCCGGTGAATTGGCTGCTAAGGAGAGTTACAGCGAGCGCGTACAGATTCAACTCACAGAAATCGCCAAGCTTGCCTCACTTAGCAAGACTTCAAACGCTGCTTCTACCCTGGCCAAGCTTCGCGAATCCGAAGAGTTAAATATGATCGACCGGGTTGCCACAGCGCAAAAGGCAGCAGACGATGCACGACTCAAGGCGTTACAAGAATATATAAACTTATTGGGCAAGGTAGGAGTACCGACAAGCGGCTCGCTTGGTAGCGGTATTACGCCAGGCGATTATATTGCGCCCATTAGTACCAAGGGCGGCTCTATTGATGCAATCATAGAATACGCTGACTCGGCTGCAGCTCGAGCTAATGCCTTTGCTGATTTATTAGATTTACAAAATGCAGCCGACGAAGCGGCACTAATGTCTGGACCGCTAGGCCAATACGCTACAACTAATATAAACGTTAAAATTGAGTCCGGTATTGGTGACCCCGAGGCCATCGCTCGTGCCGTCGAGGACGTACTTAACCAATCCAGTTATCGCGGTACATCCGTCAATCGTGGCTCCGGGATGTATATAGCGTGAGCGCCTGGCTGCCCGAGTGGCGTATAACCGTCGGTACGACGGTGTACACCAATGTACTGAGCGTAACGATGGCCACGGGCCGCGACGATATCGATCTGCAGTGCAACGCCGGCTATGCCCGTATGGAAATCGTAAACGTAAACAATACGGCCTTCGATATTGACGTTACGGATATTTTGACTTTAGAGCTAAAGAACAGCTCCGGCACGTATGTACCCGTATTCGGGGGCACCGTATCGGACTTTGGCATATCCGTACGCTCACCGGAAGAGGTGGGCTTTGTAACAATCGGTAATATATTGGCCGTCGGTTCCCTGTCTAAATTGACCAAGGCCCTGTTTCCGGATGCCCTACCAAAGACCGAGGACGGCAACCAGATCTATGACATTCTAAACGAGCTCTTAATTAACTCGTGGAATGAGGTAGCCCCGGCCCTACAATGGCAGGATTACGACCCTACGACCACTTGGGCCAATGCCGAGAACGTGGGCTTGGGCGAGATTGACCAGCCGGGCCTTTACGAGATGATCTCACGATCGGCCGATCCGTTTAGCAGCTACAACCTCTGCGCTCAGATCGCACAAAGCGCACTCGGAAATATGTACGAGGATAAGGCTGGCCGGGTCTGTTATGCCGATGCTGACCACCGTACGGCTTACCTATCGGCGAATGGGTATACCACGCTGTCTGCCAATTACGCGGTACCGACAACGGTTAAATCTATTTTACAGATCGGCAAGATTCGCAATTCCCTGGTGTTCAATTATGGCAACAATTACTCCAATCAGGCCACGGCCCTGGATGCTTCCTCTATCGCCACATACGGCCGATACCAGCGCAGCGTTAGCTCTAACCTTCACAACCTAAGCGATGTTGAGGATGTAATGGACCGCGAACTGGGCCTTCGGGCTATCCCACGCGAGCAGCTACAAAGTATTACCTTCCGCCTGGATAACCCAGACCTGCCTGATGCCGAGCGCAATAAGCTCATTAACGTATTCTTTGGTGAGCCGATCGTTATTAATGACTTACCCATCAATATGTTTAACGGGTCCTTTAATGGATTCTTAGAAGGCTTCGCTATCCGGGCAACGCCTCAATTCGTGGACATTACGCTCACGCTCAGCCCTACAGATTTCTCACTGGTTGCGCCACAGTGGGACACAGTAAGCCCGCCTAGCCTCATTTGGACAGGTGTAAACGCTACACTTGAGTGGGAAAACGCATTTGGAGGTTTGACATAATGGCAACGGTTACCCCGAACTTTAACTGGCCCGTTCCAACTTCGACCGATCTGGTCAAAGATGGAGCTACGGCTATCGAGGCATTAGGAGATTCTATCGATGCCTCGCTGGTCGATCTCAAGGGCGGCACCAGCGGACAGGTATTAAGCAAGAACTCGAATACAGATATGGACTTCGTCTGGGTTACTTCCGACGATGCTAACGCTATCCAGAATACGATCGTCGATGCAAAGGGCGATTTAATTACAGCTACAGCAGCTGATACACCGGCACGCCTAGCAGTTGGCAACAACGGCGAGACACTCGTAGCAGATAGTTCCACTTCAACAGGCTTGCGCTATCAAGGCAATTTTGCAGCGGGTAAGAATAAAATCATTAACGGTGATTTTGGTATTTGGCAACGAGGTACATCTTTTACTCCAACTGCTGGA